ACCCCATGGCGTTCGCCCATGACATGCTGCCGCTCATGAGGCCGGTCAGCGCGCCCATGTTGCCGCCTGTCCCGCTCAGCATGCCCCATGCAGTGTTCAGGTTGCTGGCCGTGCCCAGCAGGCTGCCGGCGCCGCCCTGCCCGCCCCCCAGCAGCCCGCCGATGGCGCCCTGAATCAGATTGCCAATCGGCTGCACCACAAAGCTGATGATGGGCCGCAGCACCAGCGTGCGGAACATGTTTTTCAGCGTGTCGCGGAAGTTGCTGGCAAAGCCCTTGCCATCCTCGAAGCCGCGCAGCAGGGCGTCGGTGAGGGACTGGTTGATGCTGTCGGCGGTTTTCTTGGCTTCGTCTTCAATCGCGCGCTGGTTGTCAATGAACTCTTGCTTGTCCGCTTGCTGGCCGATCAGCGACTGACGCTCGCGCAGGGCCGCAATCTGCTCACGAATCTTCTTGGTTTCTTCGCCGGTCGCGTCGTATAGCGCAATTGTCGCCAGACGCTCCTCATGCTTTGCGATGGCGCTATCAAGGCGAGCGCGCTCCAAGTCGGCAAGCTGGCGCTTTGTCAGTCCCATCGCTTCGATCTCTTCTTGCATGACGATGTTCTTTTTCGTCAGCTCGCCGGTCTCTCTTTCCAGCGTGTCGAAGTACTTGGTGCGATCTTGCTCAAAGTCGGCCTGAGCCTTGCGCAGCTTGTTCCCCTGCTCCGCTACGTCCAACGCCTTAAGCGCGGCCTCTGTCTCTGCCTTGCGGGCTGCGGTCAGCGTGAACGCGCCTTTCTCAAGCTGCTTTTGCAGATCAAGGCGCACCTTTTCTGCCTTGGTCAGTTTTTCACTGCTGGAAAATTCTTGCTGTTCGGCGTCCACCTTCTCATGCAGGCTCGCGATGAAATTCTTGAATGCGTTGGCTTCGCGCTCTGCGGCCTTGGCTGCGTCGTCGCTGGCCTTTGCGCGGCTTTTCTTGCTGTCGGCATCCGCCTTCCCGGCTGCTGACGATTCCCATGTCGCCTTCGCCAGCGCCTCAACCTTTGTGATGTACTCCGCTTCGCTGATACGGCCCGCGTCACGCAGCGCCTGCAAGTCAGTCAGCGTCTGCTGATACTCCTTGTCCACTTTCAGCGCCTTGATGCGTTGCGCCTCTAGGCGTGACTCAGCATCGGCAAGGTCACGAGTTTCCTTCGCCATTTGCGCGCGGGTGTTGCGAGCCGACTCTCGGCCTGCCGCTCTGGTGGCCGCCAACGCTTTTTGGCTGCGGATGCTGTCAATGAACCCACCGGCCATATCGCCCCAGTAGGTGGTCTGGCCCATCTCCATTCCGCGCCTGAATGCGCCGCCCACGTCGAACTGAGCGCCCGACACTCCAGCCCGACCGAACGAAACGGCTCCAATCTGGTTAACGCCAAGCAAGCCAGTGACTGAGTTAACGCCGCGCGAAATGCTGTTGATGAACGACTCGGCTTTCTCCGCAATCCAGTTGAAGGCGCGGGCAAACACGTCCGTCATCGCCTTGGCGACGTTACCCATGGCCTCGCCCACGCCAAGAACGGTTCCGCTAACCAACGATGCCAACTTGTCCATAAGGGCAGCTACGCCACGGATGCCCTTCTCCCAATAGCCTATGGTGTTTTCGGCTGCATCGGCGCTGGCGTCACCAGTCTTCTTGACGGCATCTTGCGCGCTACCGAATGCGTTGATGATTCCCCTGCCGACCTCGCCGAAAATGTCTCCTAGCGTGATCGCGGCGTCACCCGTGCCGTTGAGTTCGTCCTTGAAGGCGATATATCCAGCTGTCAGCCCAACCACAGCGGCCACAGCCAAGCCAATAGGCGTCAGCAGCAGCCCGCCCAACACGGCCGCAGCGGTGCCGACAGCGGCAATTGCCGCGCCCAGCCCGCCGAACGCAGCGACAGCGCCGACGATGGCCGAACCGCCCAGCACAATCGCCAGCGTGTCGAAGTTCTTCGCCAGAAAGTCAACCGTGCGCGCAAGCCCCGCAGTCAGCCCCGTCGCTTCATCCAGCTTGCCGACGAACTGCGTGAACGCGGTGTTCACGTTCGTCAGCGCTTGGCTGACCGTGGGCGCCATCTTGCCGAACTGCTCATTGATGGCCCCGGCCTGCTTCTCAAGCGCGCCCACCACCATGTCAGCAGTCAACTGACCCTGAGCGCCCATCTCGCGCAGCTTGCCGGTGGTGGTGCCAAGCCCTTCAGCCAGCGCCATCGCCAAGCCCGGAGCCTGCTCAAGAATCGAGTTGAGTTCGTCGCCGCGCAACACACCCGACGCAAGGGCTTGTCCGAACTGCACCAGCGCAGCATTCGCCGCACCGGCACTGACGCCAGACAGCGCCATCGCTTTCGACACGGTTTCGACAACACCGGCAACGCGCGAAGTGGACATGCCCAAGGCGTCCTGCTGCTGCGCGATGCGCTGGTAAAGCTGCGCCGTGGCCTCTAGCGGCGCGCGGGTAGCTTGCGCAATCCGCACCACCTCTGCCTGCGCGCGAGCCAAACCATCGGCGCCGTCGGCAACCATCTTCAGGCGGTTGCTCATGTCTGTCCACTGCGCGGCGGCGTCGAATGCCTTGTTGAGGCTGACAAACGCACCAGCAGCGGCAGCGGCTTTCATGGCAATGCCGGATAGCACGTCGCCGAAGCCGCCCATGCTCGCCGCCATGCTCTTGACGCCATGCCCTGCCTTCTCGGCGTTGTCGCCGACAGCGCGTATGCCCTGCGCGGCGTGCTGCGCCTTCGCACCTACGTCACCAATGCCAGCAGCAGACTGAGCGCCACGGCCAAGGTTGTCCAACGACTTCCCTGCCTTGGCAGCAGCGCCCTCAATCTTGCCGAGGGACTGATCGACAGACGCGCCTTTCCCGGCCAGCGTATCGAGCGAGACATTGGCGCGGTCAATGTCGCCCGTCTCGATCTTTATGCCGACTGATGCAATGTCATCTGCCATGTTTCACCCAAAAGAAAACCGCCCGGAGGCGGTTAGTTGGTTTCGTCTTTCTCGCGGTCGTATGCCATCTGCTCTAGCGCAGCGGCTTCCATCACGCGAATGTCTGCAAATAGCTCGCGGGCTTCGTCTTTCTCAAGCTCCAGCTCGCGAATAACAGCCAGCGCGGCCACGTAGTCGAGGCCCGTCGCACTGCCCATGCCGCTCACACGCCACTGCGTCTGAAGTTCGATGAAGGTAGATACGGCCTGGTAGTTGTCAGGCCACACCTCAAATTCATCCTCAACCTCAGTCGCCAGCGAGAACAGGTTGAAGCCAACCATTGCAGGCTGGCCGCTGTTCTTTTGCTTCCTGGCGTAGAGCGCGCGGGCGGCGTCCTTCAGTTTCCCAAGCGGCCCTCAAGGCACGCTTTGCGGTACGCCTCCATTACCGCGTCAGCGGCTGCCGGATACTCGTCTGCCAGCCTCTGGGCATTGGCTGCGTTCAGGTCGTCCTCAAGCTCCCACGATGCCAGCGCGCCCAGGATGTACTGGCCGTTGTTCGCTCGGGTGGCTTCCATGATTTCCGACATGCTCATGTCGGCCAACTCGGCACCGCCACGATCCTTCGTCGCTGCGTCACGCATGGTGTCGAAGAACTCACCAAACTGCGAGCGGGTGCGGAAGTTGTATTCCACCTTCATTTCCTGCTGCACGCCGTCCAAGGTCTTGAACTTGACGGTGTGGTGGAAGGTTTTCGGGTGTGAGCCGAACTTGAATTTCGCCATTACGGGCCTTTCCAAAAGAAAAGCCGCCCACGGCTTTCGCTATGGGCGGCGGGATCGGCCCTCAGTGATTACTGATAGCCGACGAACTTGCCCAGCAGGGCAATGGATGCGCTGACCGTATTCGGGGAGCCTTTTGCGAGCTTCGGCATTTCGCTTACAGCGATGTAGCCATAGCCATAGCCAGTCTGCCCACCAGACAGCACGAACTTGAACGCTCGCTTTTGCAGCGTACGAGCCGCAGCCACCAGCGCCTGATAGCCTGCCAGCGTCGGGTCATAGCCGATGTCCAGTTGGATCGACTGCGGGTTGAAGCCCACCGGCACCTGAATGGCGTTGCGGCGGGCCAGTGGTTCGATGTTCACGAAACGCGGATCACCACCCGAGCTGTTGATGTTCAGCACCTGACCGATTTCCACCCAGGTCGTCACCTTCTGCGCCGTGCCAGTACCGGAGCCAGCGGGGTAGAAGTTGACATCGGTGGTGTCAATCGGAGTCGAGCCGCCCAGCGTCAGGCTGGTGCTGGTGAGCGCGCTCGGCTTGAAAACCGAGTCAGTCAGATCATCCCAACCGGAATTGATCAGGATTTCGTCACCAGCGGTGAACGTGTTTGTAGCCGTGGTCAGGACTGCGGGCGATGCGTTGGACGCAGCGGTGATGTTGACTGCCGGCCCAAGTGCGGTGCCCAAGAGGAACCGCGACCCATCTGCGAACGAATAAGCCATGATTGGCCCTTTCAGAAGTGAAAAAGCTCCTTGCGGAGCGGACTTCTGCGAGGGCTAGCGGCGCGTGCGTCTTGCGAGTTACGCGCCCCGAGGCAGCTATGGAGTTGTGGCAGGCGGGATGGTTAAGCGGTCTGCGAGCGCTGTACGACTTAAGAGTGGTCGGAAGCCTTGCGGGCCTCTACCCACTTCTCAAGCGCGGCAATCATTCCTTTAGCAAGACGGATGAATGTCTCGACAAGGACGATGTTGTGAATGTTCATGCGATAACTTCCTCCGCTCCATAGCGGCAATCGACCGGCACGCTGTACCAGTCGGTCTCGACAATCGCCGGGCGAGCAGCCATCGGCGTCAGTACCTGCACGCCAAGGCCAGCGTTCAACATGCGCAGCGCGACGGGAAACAGTTCGTCAAGCTCACGAGCGATGCCTTCCGCTCGATTCGGCCCGATGCCCGCCTTGGTGAACACGGTCACCTGGAACACGCCGCGATAGCTGCGGTTCTTGCCCGCCAAGTCACGCGAGCCGGTTTCTGCCGGCAGCAGGTAGGCGCGCAGGTGATCGACGGCGGGCAGCGAAACGCTGGCGTTTGTCCACACCACCGGCAGCGCTGGCACGCGGGCAGCGGCCCATTGGGCCAGTCGGCTTTCAAAGGCGGCGCGGATGCGTGCAACGCTCACGTCACCCTCACGTTCTCAGTTATCGTTATTTCGTACACGTAGCGCGGCTCACGTTCTTCAACGCGGGTAATTTCGACACAATTGCAGTACAGCTCAAGGTCGCTGCCCGCTTCGGTCATCAGGCGCGCAAGAATTGCTGCGGCCTCTTTGATGTTTTCCTTTTGCTCTCGCGTCATTTCACACTCGCAATCGCGTCAGCGATGTATTGCTGGTAATTCGCTACCGAAACTCTCACCATGCCTGAGGGCGACTGCTTCGACCACCCTGCCTCAAGGCGAGGCCCATAGGGAAGTGAATTTGTCAGCCAGATCGTCTGCCCAGGCTTCCAGCCACGAATGCCAGCCTGAATCCGATTCAACGCAGTGCGCCCGCTCTTGTCGTCAGCGCCGCCCGTGCTGGTGTTGATCGTGTCAGCGCCGTACTGCCAGTTGCCTCGGAATCGTCCACTTCGCACCGGGCTCATAACCACCATTGATTCGCCGAGCGAGAACGCTGTCTTGCGGACAACGGTTTCCATGTCAGCCTTCGTCTTTTCAGCGAACGCCTTCAGTTGATCGCCCAGGTTAGCCACGCGCCTGCACCTCGTACAGCACAGGCGAGCCAGCCGGCTTGGTGGCCTGCGCGTTGATCACGGTCAGCTCCGTCGTATCAGCCAGCGTCACGGTATCTCCCGGC